AATGGCGGCACGCACGGTCTCGATGACCGTAAAATGAAGACCAAGAAGTACGCTACTTGGATCTAAGGAGGCCGTTATGGACCTGAAGAAACTAGCTACTAAGGCTGTCAAGAAAGAAGCTGAGAAGGCTGTCGTTAAGAAGGTTGCCAAAGGCGTGGTGGGTGAAAACCTTCCCGTGCAGCCGACCTTGATGGTCAAGCTGATGAATGTGAAAACCAAGTTGGCAGTTGCTGTCGCAGCTGTTACAGCGCTAATTGCAGCAATCGCTGAATTAATGTAAGGCTTCGCTCATGGCCACAGCGATGACGTATAACAGTTTGCTCGATGACCTCCGGAATTATCTGGAGCGCGGAGCTACGCTGGCCACTGACCCTTCAGTTTATTTGCAGCTTCCAAGCCTTGTCGGCCTTGCTGAGCGCCGTCTTGCACGTGAACTGAAGATTCAGGGGACCGTCACTGTGGTCAGCTCGACCATGACGCAGGGGCAGCCCACTTATCCGAAGCCTGATCGCTGGCGTGAAACCGTCAGTATGCGCGTTGGAACGGGCGCTGGCTACAATACGACGCGCGAGATCTTCCCGCGCTCATATGAGTATATGCGCCAATACTGGCCGAACCAGACACAGACAGGCACGCCGCGCTTCTACGCGGACTACGACTATCAACACTGGTTCTTTGCGCCGACGCCGTCCGATGATTTCCCCTATGAGATCATCTATTACGAGCTGCCGCCACTGCTGGGCGACGACGTGCAGACCAACTGGTTCACTGAGTACGCGCCGAATGCGCTTCTCTATGCCTCTCTCTTGGAGGCCGCTCCGTTCCTCAAGAACGAGGAAATCATTCCCATCTGGCAGGGCTTCTATGACCGTGCCATCGCTGCGCTCAATGGCGAAGACATCCGTCAGATCGTCGACCGTGGCATCATCCGCAGGGAGGACTGATAAATGCCGTCGTTCACAAACACCTTCGGTGGCACAGTCGTCTACCCCGCTGACGTAAGCTATCGCGCGATTGCCCTGACTGCCAACGTCACGCTGACGTGGCCGACTGAGCTTGCAACCAATACGAATGTCGTCGCGTCCATTATGGATGTCACACCGTCTGGTGCTGGCTTCACGATCCGCATGCCGGACGCATCGCAGGCAAGCGTTGGTCAGACTGCCCTGTTCTTCAACGTCGGCGCATCGTCGTTCACGGTTGCTGACAACAGTGGCAACACGATCCAGACCATCGCGGCTGGTCAGGCGTGGCAGATTTATCTCACGGGCAACGCGACGGTTAACGGTACATGGCGGCCAATCCAGTATGGTGCTGGTACGTCGTCTGCTTCTGCGAGCGCGCTGGCTGGCGCTGGTCTCAAGGCGATCACGACGACTCTTAACCAGTCTGCCCCGACCACGCTGCTGTCGGCAAACTACACGCTTACGTCGGTTGACCGCGCGCGCGTTCTTGTTTGGAATGGCGGCGCTGGCACATTTACCATGCCGTCAGCCGCTGCCGCTGGTAATGACTGGTTTTTCGACGCCCGCAACTCAGGCACTGGCGGCCTGACGATCCAGCCTGCTGGCGGCGAGCTGATCAACGGTCAGGCAAATCTTGTATTCAATCCCGGCGATAGCGCCCGCATCATCACTGATGGCACGAACTTCTACACGATTGGTTACGGTCAGAGCGCGACGTTTGCATTTGACTATGTGTCGATCAGCCTGACTGGGCAGCCCAGCCCGTACACGCTGTCCGGCACGAACCTTAACCGAATTGCCTATCAGTTCAGCGGCGTCCTCACCGCGAACATGGACATCATCGTTCCGAACACGATCCAGCAATACTGGATCCGGAACAACACCACTGGCAGCTATACGCTCACGGTTAAGACTGCAGCAGGAACAGGGGTCGCTGTTGTCCAGAACGGCGCATCGATCCTGTACTGCGACGGCACAAACGTCGTGCAGGCTGAAACTGCGAACCTCAGTGTGCCGGTCGCTATTTCTCAGGGCGGTACGGCAGCAACCACTGCTGGGGGCGCGCTCGTTAATCTGGGTGGTACGTCGCTCGGCATTGGGGTCTTCACGGCCACCAACGCATCTGTAGCCCGTGCGGCACTCGGCGCTGCAGCTTCCGGCGCTAACAGCGACATCACATCCCTCTCAGGCCTTACAACGCCTCTGAGCGTCTCTCAGGGCGGCACGGGTGTGGCGACTGTTCCGACCAATGGTCAGATCCTGATTGGTAACGGTACGAACTATTCGCTCTCTGCGATCACTGCAGGCGCTGGTGTCAGTATCACGAACGGTGCGGGGACAATCACAATCGCCAGCACTGGCGTTCTTGTTTACCCGGGGGCTGGCATTCCGCTCAGCACAGGGTCCGCTTGGGGAACATCTTTTGGTACCAGCGGCACAGGTAGCGATGTTGCCCTTGCTGACAGCCCTGCGTTTATTGGTACGCCGACTGCGCCTACTCCACTGGCGGGAGCTAATAACACTCAGATTGCAACAACCGCATTCGTCGCCTCTGGGTTTGCGACGCTTAACTCGCCTGCTTTCACGGGTGTACCAACTGCACCGACAGCGTCTCCGGGCACATCAACCACGCAGATTGCGACCACAGCTTTCGTAGCAACTGCAGCATTCTCTGCAGCTCTACCGGGCCAGACTGGTAACGCTGGTAAGTTTGTAACAACTAACGGAACGACGGCTTCATGGGCTTACGTTCCTGTATCGGGCATCGATGCCACAGGGACACTATCCGCAAACACCTTCCTGAGCGGCGCTGGCACGTGGTCCGGTATTCCTGTTGCCGGCATCACTGCCACTGGGACACTGGCTGCCGACAGGTTCCTAAGCGGTGCTGGCACATGGGCTGCGGTACCTGTTTCAGGTATCAGTGCGACGGGAACGCCGACATCAGACAGCTTCCTGAGTGGCGCTGGGACATGGTCTACAGTTCCAGTTACCGGTATTGGTGCCACAGGAACGCTTTCAGCGAACACGTTCCTAAGCGGCGCTGGCACATGGTCGGGCATTCCGATTGCAGGAATCAGCGCAACCGGCACACCTGATAGCACCAACTTCCTGCGTGGTGATGGCGTTTGGACTGTCGTTAGTGCAAGCAGCATCTTGCCTCCGCAAGCTGGGAATGCAGGCAAATACTTGCAGACTGATGGAACTAACTTGAGCTGGCAGCCTGCGGGTGGTATCTCCACGCCTAAGGCGTATTACTTCTCCAGCTTCTAATAGGGATTGAGGCGATGGCGACAGGCATTTTAGGACAGGCTGCACCGGCAGCGGCGACCAATACGACGGTTTACACGGTGCCGGCGGCTACGACTGCTGTGGCTACGATTAGCGTGGTCAATCGCGGATCTACTCCAGCAGCAGTTAATGTTGCAATCGCAGGTACCGGCACGCCTGCAGTAAGCGAATACATTGAATTTCAGACAGTGATTGATGTTAATGGTGTTCTTGAGCGAGCTGGTGTTGTTGCGAATGCAGGCGAGCGATTTGTGGTATATTCTACTACCGCTAACACTAGTGTCACGATTTACGGTTACGAGGAGGTATAATCATGGGTCGCTCTGTTACAGGCTCTTCTAGCGGGAATACATTCCTCACAACCGTAAGCCCGATTGGCTTTAACGCTGGCGATCCAGTCTACGTAACTCCAAACGGAGTTGGCCGTATTCCTGATTCATATTCGGGTTCTTTGACGTTCTCTCCGACTGCGCCTCAGGCGTATCAAGCCCCACGCTCAGCCCCTAATGCGGGCCCTCTGAGATATGTCGAAACATATGGCGGCATGAACTATACAAGGGCTGTTGCGGTTTTGACTAACGGCAACGTCGTTATGGCGTATGGCAAAAGAGTCACTGCTGGTTCATCTAATATTTACATTTACTTTAAAATTCTTGACGCCTCTAACAACGTGGTCGTTGCTGAAACACTTGTATCAGGCGCAGCGAACTACGCTCCCGGGATCAGCCCCATCGGCTGCCTTGCTTTGCCGAATGGAAACTTTGTGGTTCTCTGGCACGGGCTTCCCGGCGGAACACGCCGTCTTTCTTACGCTATCTACGGCCCAACGGGTACTGTTGTTACTGCTGTTACGACTGATACTACCGTAACTTTAGGATCGACAAGTCGTCAGCTCGCTTTTGATGCTCGCTCAGATAGTTCGTTTGTCGTCGTGTCCTTTAACGATACTGATCAAGCTTTTTACCGAGTCATTTCTAGCACCGGCTCTATCGTTTACAGCGGGACATACGGAGGTAACGTAGTTGCTGCGAGCTGCTTAAACACAATTGCTGTCGCGGTGAGAGGAGATGACTCATACGCTTTATTTTATTGTGATCCAGTAACTCCTAGTGGGGTACAGTTTCAGGTTTTTAGCAGCACCAATGTGTCTCAAGGTACTGGTAGTTATCTGGCGGGAGGAAATCCTCAGCTTGTTAATGCTGTATGTGCCTTTTCACAGCCGGGCAATGTTAGTGGCTTTGTAATTAGAAACCCAACCTATTTCGGCTTTGCAAAGCTAACCGGAACCACCGTGTCAGGTTATCAAGAATATTATTTAACTATCGGCGGGGAGCAACAGGGATTCTTCGCTGATAAGATTGCATCTGATGGTAGCTTTGCGATTACTCAATCAGCGCAGGGGAACGACTTCTCGAAACTTATTTATTACGTTTACAATTCCAACGGCGTAGTAATTTCAAATGCAAACGGAATCCGGACTAAATTCATTAACAGCTATGCACAGGGCGCAATTGCTCAACCAATACGGGTTGGTAGTGAAATTAGGTTCTATAAATCCCCCTTAAATGGGGGCGCGGCGTCTCTATATCCAAAGGGAATTTACTACTTTAGTCTAGATGCGACCACGTATGCTCTTAATTTGCAGTCATCTATAACTGGGCCTATTGCTGCTATTTCAGGCGGCTCATCTGGGTACGCTCGCAGCGGATCTTCCGTGACTAGAGCTTCGTTTCTGGCTTCGACATCATCGACATCAACTGTTACGCTAGGGCCGACGACATCAACATCCTCATTTCTACTTGCACCCACGTCTATTGGCGTGACTGCGGCTGCGTATAGTATTACGTCTTTACAAAACGGAGATATAGCTGTGGTCTATCAAGTCGGTACGACCACAAACCCAACTATGTTCTTGGCTATTTATAATAGCCTCGGGGTTCGCAAGCAAATTATCACAGTTGATACGGGAACTAGTCAGACACAGCCTACTGTGGGTATTGCACAGCTTCAGAATGGCAACATCGTTATCATTTACAGAAACCTGTCACTGAACCAAATAGTTTTTAAAGTTTACAGTTCTTCTTACGCGCTTTTGTACACGTCAGGCAACGCGGCGAATGGCGAGTCAATTGGTGGTAATTATATTACTATAAGCGCCTT